AGCGCAAATGAACCACTGTTATATCCAGATGGTCCAACTCGCAAAGTGTTGCCTGGGCCGCCTGCGTATACCCAGTCACCAAAGCCAGAATTTGGTGCTCCAAATCCAGCTGTTCCATTGGTATCGCCAAGTGTAAGAACGCCAAAAGCACCAAGGCTTGTGCTGTTAACGGCCATGTTGGTGCCGTCAAACAAGAAAGTGCCACTGGTTCCAACTGTGTTGGTGGCGCTTGCATACAAAATGCGATTCGCTGTCAGGGATGAAAGACCAGTGCCACCACGAGAAACACTCAGTTGGCCAGTCCACCCAAGTGTCAATGATGTTGCTGCCAGCAGTGATGTGGTTGGTGATCCACCGAGTGTCAGTGTGACGTTTGTGTCGTCTGTTTTAGTCAATGCAGAAGATGTGACGCCAATCGTAGGGGTCGTTCCACCAGTTGATGTAATTGGGGCAGTCGCTGACACCGAGCTGACGTAAGTTCCTGCTACTTGAGCACCAATGGTGTTGTAGGATATTGTTCGAGCTACAGAGCCGTCAAAAGTTGTTCCAGATGCTGCGCCTGCACCGCCATTGTTAAATGTGACAGCGTTGGCAACACTACCAACACCAGTAACAGAAGCTGGTGTGACATTTTTCCAGTATTTCAATGTGCTGTCGTACTGGATTAAATTATTGTTAGCCAATGCGCTAAATTGCACATTGGAGTCTGTGCCGCCAAGTACAGAACCTGGTCGCAACAGCACTTGGAAAGAACCAGAACCACCTGAGCCTGCGTTAATTACAAGTCCAACTTGTATCTTAATGTTAGGCGCAACAGGCTCAACCTTGGTTGGATTACCTGTTACAGGGTTGTACCAAATAACATCATCATCAGCCCATGTTTCTCCATAAGCTGCACCATTGGTTGTGATTCCACGAACCACACCAAAAGTAGTGATGCGACCAAAACCATTCAAAGGGATGTTTTCAGTAGCAACACCTATGATTGCGTTTACGTCTGTGATGCCAGCAATTGTTGGTGCAAACTGAATAACGCTACTAGCGCCTACAGTACCAGTGTGATAAACAATTCTCAGAGGAGAATCTGTAATAGCAGCAGATGCTTTGCCATAGATAAATTGTTCCTCACCTACTTGCTGAGTAATGTTGCCATTACCCATGCCCAAATTCCATGAGCCAGTAGAGCCGTCATACCACATTTTTCCTGCTGCAAGAGTTACAGCAGAACCATTAGAAAACTGTTGAGACAAAATGCCACTAGCATTGCCAGTGTCGTCAATCGTAGTAACAGAGTTTTGAATCAGTTTTCCTGTTGTTCCATCAAATCTGGCAACAGCATTATCTGTGGCGCTAGCAGGTCCAACAACATCACCAGTGCCATAAGGCAAAGCAGGAATGTCTGCCACCACTAAAGCCCTGAATGCAGGAGCTGCTGCCGCGCCAGATGTAGGACCAGCAAATACTCGATTGGCCGCTGCTGTGGTCACGCCTATGCCACCAGATGCGACTGGCAGAGGAGAATCTAAGCCAGAGATCAATCCACCTGTGATATTCACATTGTCTGAATTTTGAGATGCGATTGTTCCAAGTTCTTGTCTTGGAGCCAATGCTAGTAATTCAAGAGCCTGTGCAAGTCCTGGTATAGCATCCAATGCCTGTTGCACCTTGGCATTGAGCACAGCGTCCTCGACTGCCGTGTCCTGTGCCAATGCACTGAGCTGTGCAAGTGCCTCATTTGCTGTGGCCGCTGCCGTGTCTGCTTGGTACTCAAAGTCTGTTCCGACAATGACTTGAAGTTGATCAACAGTTGAAAATAGCAATTCAAACTGTCTGATCTGTTGCTGATCAGTCAAAAACTGCGCAAGCTGATCTCGCGTCAGATTGAGTCTTCTTGATTGTGGTGCGGTTGCCATCAGTATGCCAATGCTTCAATTTGGGCTTCGAGTCGAACAAACGACACATGGGAATCGCTGTCGCCACGGAATCGTTGAATGCGCCAGTTGCGCATGTGGCCTTGTTGGAACCATGCCAGGCGCTTGTTGCTTCCTGTCGTGCCAACAGAGATGCTTTTATCTTGGCTCCATGATTTTCCATCTACGCTGTAGCTGGTGCTGATCTGTGGGTTTGTGCCCAATGCCACGCTGCCGGTCAAGCTGACCAGCTCAAGCTCGTTGAAGATCGCTCCATTACTTTCGTTGTAGACGATCAGTGTGCCAAATTCCCAGCGTACTGGCTGACCCCAATGCTCACCAGTGCTTTGCACTAAATAGCCAATTGAATCTGATTGAGGATCGCCAACAAGCCATTTGTCGTAAATCCAGACCATGTTGCGTGCGCGGTATTGCGCAAAACCAACAGTGGTGCTGGCCAGTGTAAACCAGACAGGCTCACCCAATGCCTCGGATGCCGATGCGTCATAAACGATGGTGCGATCTGGCAGGTGCACGTATAGGTGCTGATGATTCTTGTCGTTGCGTGCTTCGAATTGAACACGAACCAGTTGTGCTTCTGTGTATTGCAATAGCAGATTGTCGATCTCTTGCGTGCTGAGTTTTTGAGTAGTTGCTGCTGCGCCAATGTAAATGGATGGCGCTTCATTTCGGCCACCACCCAAGAAGGCAATGCGTTCAATAAAAATACAGCATGCATGTGTTCCAATTACACCCTTTTGGACTTGTGCTCCATCGATGCGTGCAAATGGAAACAGCTCACCACCAACGTTGTCGAAGACCTCAATGGTGTTGCTGTTGAGTGCATAGACTTCGTTGCGTAGCTTGATCAGTGCAACCACAGGGTCTGGGTCAACTTCTGAGCTGCCGTACTTTAATGGATTAACAGCCAGTGGATTGGATAGCTCGGTCACGACCAAATTTGCACCGTCTGTGGTCATGAAGTAACCATCCACCCAGCAGAAGTCGAGCACCACACCAAGGTCTGGATCGGTGTTTTGTGTGAGAGTAGATGCAAGTGGGTCCCAAAAATACAGACGACCACCAGATGCAATGCCTAGCAGGTCGAAGCTGTAGTCCATTGTCACTAGATCAGTGGTTGGTCCACCAACGTCACCCAGAATCGTCACAGCGCCATTGCTGGCCACGGATACCAGCTTTGTGCCCATGACTCGGTAACAGACACCATTCCAGTTGATGCCGCCACGGTCAGTGCCTGGTCCTGTTCCATTGGCCACAATGCCATCGCCTGGACGCAGGAATCCATTGCTGATGCCGGACTTCTTTGGCACCGGCACCATGTTGACAGGGTATGCGGTGCGAAGTTCTGGCGTGTTGTCAGCGTAGATGCCGTTTAGGATTGGGATTTGCATGGCTTACCACTTGACCTTATTGGCCCAGTACGCTGCGCTCATCTTGCCTTTGGCAATGTTCTCAGCGTGCCTGGCCTTGAATGATTCTCGACGAGCCTCGGATTCCTTTGACTCGCCTTCCTTCTTTGGAGACCCAGACACGCCCTGCTGACCGAAGCGAATGGTTTTCACTTGGTCACCGGCCTTGGCCACAACAACATGGCTTTTGGTCGGGTGCGATGGCGTGCGCTTGGGCTTGTTGTAGCCTTCCACGCCAACACGAGCGAGTCTTGAGTCCTTGGTGACCATTAGATGCCGCCTTCTCCAGTGGCCACGTTCAATGTGGTGCCAGATGCAGAGATGTGGGCCAACTCCGTGTCTTCGGTTGATTTGCGAATAATGATCTCGCTATTTGCACGAACTGGGATGTCAGCTGTAGTTGCTGCACCACCGCCAATGCGCACGTAGCAAATATTCGCGCCACTGTTGACCAATCGGACTGCTTTGTCTTGTTGGTTGATGGTAATGCTTGCGGATGTGGCCGCAGGTGTGACAACTTGGTTTGCGCCAAGACGCTGACTGAATTGATTGACTACAGACATGGTTTTCTCCTAAGAATTAAGCGATGCGATACCACGAATTTGTGGCTTGGTAGAAGCGCATGCGGAAGAAGTCCTGCGCTGCGAGTGTGCTTGGTGCTCCATAGCCATTGGCTGCGCCATTGAGCGCCAGCGTGAATGCTGTGATCTGCTGGGTAGTGGTCACCAGCACCTCAGTGCCATCAGGCGTGCTGCTGTTCAATGGCAGAGTGACCGTTCCAGAGGCCAGTGTGCCAGCAGGCTGGATGATCATCCATTGCTGTTCGCTGACTGGTGTTGGCACTGAAACGTTGAAGCCAGTGCCTGGTGTGTACAGGTTGGTGGCCACGGTTGGTGCTGCAAAGGTCTGCTGAAAGTATTGCAGCAGCTGCGTGATCGAAACCTTGCGAGCATCGCCATTGTTCGATACGTAGACCGGCAGGAGGTCACCGCCAGAGACTTGGCTGATGCCTGAAAGTTGATTGATTGTTGGCATGATTGTGATTCCTCAGTTGAATTCGAGTGGGCCATCTTGACCGGCCAAGACTGGATCGACTGGCGGACGGATGAAAGGATTGTCGTATACGCGCCAAGGCTTGTTGCCTGCGCCTGCTGGCATGGTGCTTGGGAGCTGTTGCTCCATTGGCATGGCCGCACGCGACAGCAGGGTGTTGTATGACTCCTTGGCAGTTGCCTTGGTGTCTGGCATGACCTGCTTGCCGTAGCTAGGTGCCAGTTTGATGGCCAAATTCGTGTAAATGGCTTCGTTGGAGCTGTCAGGCACATTGGTCTGCTCATCCAAATCGCTGTCTTGAGGACTGGATGGCAGTGGGTAGCCTAGGCGAATGCCGAGTGCATTCCATGCTGCAATCATGGTGTCCAGCCTGCGCAGGGCAGACTGCAACTGCTCTGGAGTCAGATCAAAAACGTAGGATGCTAGGCCAATTTCCTCGAAGGCCTGTGCGACGAATTGGCGTTTTGTCCATCCCATGTCATTCTCCTGTGTTCTCAGACAATCTGTCTTGGATCAATTGTCCCAGTTTTTTGTCTTTTGTGCGACCATCAAAGCGAATTCCTAATTCGGTGGCTTTGGCCTCAAGTTCCTCGCGGGTTGGCAATGCATCGTCCTCTGGCACGATAGCTTGAACTGCGGCTGCCTGAGCTGCTGCCTCGGCCTGCTCGCGCAACAATCTGTGATTGATGCCATCGATTGGCTTGGATGGCTTGCGCACCTTGATGGGCTTTTTATTCTTTGCGTACCTTGGCGTGAGAATGATGGTCTCCATCATTTGGCCTTTCTTTTCATGGGCTTTGCTGTTTTTGCTGCGGCTTTGAAAGCTGCGGCAGTAGGTGCGCCCTTTGTGCCTGGCTTGCGCATGCGCTCAGGCGTTTTCCCTGCGGCCTTCTGGTCTGCAATGCGCTCACGCTTGGCGTGAATGTTGGCATATAAGCCGGACTTCATTTCATGGCCTTCTTTGGCGCTTTGTTTGGCTTTCCTGCGGCCTTGGCTGCTTTGGTCGCCACATTCAATGCGATGGCCACGGCCTGCTTCATTGGCTTGCCGGACTTCTTTTCCATCTTGATGTTCTTACCGATGGACTTGCTCGAATAACCTTTTGTCAATGGCATGGTGATCTCCTATTGAGAAAGGGGGGCCGAAGCCCCCCAGTCTATTTTGCTGGATTACTGGTTGAACAACAAGATGCCAGACATCTCGGGGTTCTTGTTAACCACACCGAACAGCGTGTCCATACGATACTTGATCGTCATGCTGTTGATGTCGTACCACTTTTGCAAGACCAACTCAATGCCTTGGTCTGTGCTTGCACGCATCACTGCGACACCAGCGTCAGAGGGCACTGCGTAACGGCCAGGCAAGATTTCCAGAGAATCACGCTGCCAGAACACGTTCACAGAAGCTGCGTTGACGTTCAAGAAGGTGATGGCAGAAGTGTTGGAAGCTGGGTCCACTACCACGTTCTGATATTGCTTCTGAGCGTCAGTTGCAGAGCCTTGAGCGCCAATGATTGGAGGAGTGATGGTCATTGTGGTGCCAGAATCAACAGACACAACACGGAAAGTCTTCAACTGACCAGTGCTTTGCTTGGTGATGTGGTGCACAGCGTACACGCCTGCGATCTTGAATGCATCGCCAGCAACCACGCCAGTGGTCGAGGAGACGGTCACGGTCTGGAAGCGGTTGTCCACGTTGATCTGGCCGCCCACAGCTGTGGAAGTGGCTTGAGGAGCGTAGTTCGCTTGTGTACCTGAACCGCTAGTGTCGATGGTGATCGAGCCACCACCGCCAGCAGCTGCCAAGCGGTTTGCGTAGTCCATCTTGTAGGTGTCAAAACCTGCGACCATGCCAACGTAGTTGCGCTCATATGCCTTGTCAGACTTGGCATTGCCGAACGAACGGCTGGCTTGAGACAAGTTACCAGCCAGACCGTTGTAGTCACGGCTAGACAAAGCCAAGAAACGATCGTAGTCAGGCACGCCTTGCTCGTTCATGATGGTGTCGCACAAAGAGACATCGTCATAGTCACCAGCAGCGCCACCGATAGGCACAACCAAAGAGCCGAGGTTTGCAGCGGAGCTCATGATGGCCACGTTGATGTCAGAGGCCAGCTTTTGCTTGGCGCTCTCACCCAAACGGCCTTCTTGCAACGCATCGCGCAACTCAAGGGCAGTCATTTCCCAAGGCACAGTCTGGCTGTAACCCAAGGTGGCAGGAACGGCCAACTGTGTCATGCCTTGGTATTGACCAGCAATGCTATTGCCAGGAGTGCTGGAAATAGACTGGGCAATGTAAGGCTGGGGACGCCAGATGGTGTTGTTGGCGCGTTCCATCATTGTCTGATCTGTGTTGTAGATGTTGACATGACGAGACAAAACCAGCGCGTCTTGGAAGCCTTCGAGGAGGTCTTCAAACGCAACGCGCTCTTCTTTTGAGAAACTATTGGACATGGTATTTCCTTAAAAAATCATTTAGATGAAGCTGCTCGCTTCTGCGCCTTGTACTGCACGACTTTCGTCATGTTGCCAGTACGAGCCGCTTCTTCTCGCAGCCGTTCGAGGGTTGAGTCCACCGCCCCAGATACTCGGCCAGTTCCTGACACGATTCTCTCGGGTGGCGGGGCTGCCTTACGGTTTGTAACTTTCAATTCTTTCTCCAGTTTTGCTACCGCAAAGGCAAACTTTACAGGGTCTTTAATGTCGGACAGCTCTTTGGCCT